TTGAAAGTAGAATTATAGAAAAGATTAGAACCGAAATGGTTTGTCAACCACAAACAAAAATGGTTCAAAATCAATTATGGATATGGAAAGAACCTGTTGTTGGCCACAGATACATTATGGGTGTTGACGTTTCAAGAGGGGATTCTGAGGACTATACATCTTTTCAAATTATAGATTTTGATGAAAGAGAACAAGTTGCGGAATATCTTGGTAAAGTTCCACCTGATGTTGCGGCCGAAATTGCATACAAATGGGGTGTTTATTACGATGCGTTTATTGTAATAGATATTACTGGTGGTATGGGAGTTTCAACATCAAGAAAATTACAAGAAATGGGTTACAGAAACTTATATGTTGATGGTGTAAACTATGCAAATGTGTGGGAATACAACGCAAAAGCTATGGAAAAAATACCTGGCATTAACTTTAACGCTAAAAGAGTACAAATTATTTCGGCTTTTGAGGAAGCCTTAAGACACGATTTTAAAGTTTATTCCCCAAGATTATTGAGTGAAATGAACACATTTGTTTATATAAATGGTAGACCTGACCACATGAAAGGACATCATGATGATTTAATAATGTCCGCAGCCATGGCATTGTATGTTGGTCAAAATTCATATAATCAATTAGAAAAAGTAACTGAACAAACAAAGGCGTTATTAAATTCTTGGAGTGTACAAAATAGTGATACTGCCAAGTCTGTAGTTGAATTTAACCCGAATATACCAGTTATGTCACCATCATCTTATGGCGATAGATTTAATTCAAACCCAACAAAAAGTGATTATGAAAAGTATTTATGGTTATTCGGTAGTGGGAGAAGATAAAATCTTTATTCACACCTTAAAAGAATTATAATTAATAGAAAATGGCTGATAATTTTACTATATGGCAACGACTTACAAGGGTGTTTGGTCCTGATTCAACATTAGGTCAACAACCTCCTGTATACAAATTTGACAAAAAAGAAATTCTCAAAACAGACAACAAAGACGAATTTGAGAAACAAAAACTACAAGCTCAACAAAGTTACTACTTAGGACAACAATGGGCGAAGATTGAAAATAACCTTTACACTCAAGCAATTTACTACGAACCAACAAGATTGGCTTCTTATTATGATTATGAGAGTATGGAATATACTCCTGAGATTTCCGCGGCTCTTGATATCTATGCCGAAGAATCTACAACAACAAATGAAGACGGATTCATCCTTCAAATTTATTCTGAATCATCACGTATAAAAGTTGTATTGGCCGATTTATTTAATAATAGATTGGATATTAATACTAACTTACCTATGTGGACAAGAAACACATGTAAGTACGGTGATAATTTTGTATATCTAAAATTGGACCCTGAAAAGGGTGTAGTTGGATGTCAACAATTACCGAACATTGAAATTGAAAGATTAGAGAGAGGTATGAAAGTTAAACCAGCACATAACACATCTGAGGACGCAAAATCTTTAAAATTTGTATGGAAGGTTAAAGACATGGAATTCAATACTTGGGAAGTTGCTCACTTTAGATTATTAGGTGATGACAGAAAACTTCCCTATGGTACTTCTATGTTAGAAAAAGCAAGAAGAGTTTGGAAACAGTTATTACTTTCAGAAGATGCCATGTTGGTTTACAGAACATCAAGAGCACCTGAAAGAAGAGTATTTAAAATATTTGTTGGTAACATGGACGACAAAGATGTTGAACCATATATCCAAAGAATTGCAAATAAATTTAAAAGAGACCAAGTTGTTGATTCTAAAACAGGTAACGTAGACTTACGTATGAATCAGATGGCGGTTGACCAAGATTTCTTTATTCCTGTTCGTGACCCAGCACAAACAAATCCTATTGAGACGTTAGCGGGAGCTCAAAACTTATCTGAAATTGCAGATATTGAATATATCCAAAAGAAGTTATTGACTGCTCTTCGTGTACCTAAGGCTTTCTTAGGATTTGAAGAAGCGGTTGGTGATGGTAAAAACTTAGCGATGCAAGATATCAGATTTGCAAGAACCATCAATAGAATTCAAAGGTCAATGATTCAAGAATTAAATAAAATTGCAATCATACATTTATTTGTTTTAGGTTTTGAAGACGAATTAACAAACTTTACATTAGGATTAACAAACCCATCAACACAAGCGGACCTTCTAAGAATTGACACATTTAAAGAAAAATTATTGGCATATAAAGACGCTGTTACACAAGTACAAGGTATTGCACCTGTTTCAGCGACATGGGCTAAAAAACATTTACTTGGTTTTTCAGACGAAGAAATTAAACTTGATTTGTTACAACAGAGAATTGAAGCAGCGGTTGCCGCTGAGTTAGTTAAAACACCTGAAGTTATTGTTAAAACAGGTGTATTTGATAATGTAGACAAATTATACGGTAAAAAACCTGGTGAGCCAGCAGGAGCACCTGCAGAAGGTGGTGAAACACCTACTGACATGGGCGAAACACCTCCTGACATGGGTGGAGGACCTCCTGATATGGGTGATTTAGGTGGTGCACCTCCTGCGGGTGGAGCTGAATTGGCACCTGAATCTAAAATAGACAGAGATATGAATCTAATTTTAGAAGAAGACTTAATTAACGGTACTGATGAGTTAGACTTATCTAAAGGTAGAAAGTCGTTAATTGAGATTGAAAATAAATTGGATGAACTATTAAATAAATAAGATATTTATAGTTATGAAAAATTTTGGACAACTTAAAAGCATTGTAGAAAACACTTTGGTCTCAAACTTCAAAAAAGACGATTTCAAAAGAGTATTGAAAGAGTTTAAAGAGTTTGTTGAAAATAACAAAGCAGTTGGTAAAGTATATTTGAATTATGGGTCAATCTTGAAATGAGAAATTTGACTGAGGATGTTGCAAATGAATTTATTGAATTATCAATTGATGACATTAAAACAACAATTAAAGAAAATAAAAAACAATTTCAGGAGTTTGAATCTTGGGTTGAGACATTAGATAATGTGGTAGAAAACAACTATAAGATTATTGACGATATGGTATTTGCGACAACATCTGAAGATTTTATAAAACTAGTTGAATCTAAAAAAATATTAAAAAAGATGTTAACTGAATCAGTAAAAGAAGAAAAAACTATTACTGAAACAATAAACATTCCTTTTGATAAAATGTACAATGTAGTTGCAGAAACATTCTCAAATGAATACTCAACATTAAGTGAGGCTCAGTTGTTTGAATTGAAATCATTAATGAAAATGACAAAAGAAGAACTCACTGAAGGTATCGAAAGATTAAAAACAGAAGTAACTGAAAAATTAGATTCAATATCTGTTTCAGACGAAGAAACAAAATATAAAGTAGAAGAAACTAAAAATAGAGTTTTAAACACTCAAATAGATTCACTTTCATATTACAAACTGAAAGAACTTTCAAAAGGACTTTAAAATAAAAAACCCCGATTAAATCGGGGTTTTTTATTAATTGTTTTCTTCTTTTGGTTCGTCAACTTTCTTTTCTTTTTGAATTTGACTAATCATGTAACCAGCCAATGCAAATTCAACACCTGACCAAATAGCTACGTCAGAAGTAGTCATTGTTGTTATATTCTTAACAAGAAAATAAATCATACCCCATTGACCGATTATAAATGCAACACCAGACTCAATTCTTTTCTTAGAGAAATAAGAATCTTCGTTTGAGTAAATTTTACCGATTTCAGAGATGAACCATTTGATTTTAGAATAGAGTGAAAATAGTTTCTTCATACTCATAAATATCATTGATATTTATTTTCTTGTATTTTTTGAACATACTTGGCTTTTTTCATTTTTTCTCTTTTCTTTGTTGTGTTTTTCACATACTCCTGTCTGGCTCTTAACTCCTCAATTTGTTTGGTTTTTATAACCTTGTACTTATATCTTTTCAAGGCTTTTTCCAATCCTTCACCTTTTTCTATTTTAATGATAATCATATATTTTGTTCTATTGTAATAAATATCCAAACTAAATTCAAATTTGTTAATAACTTTTTTTTTATTATATTTTATCAAAAATAAACTATTTTATAATGGAAAAAATTAAAAATGAAAAAAGGCAAGACATCCAAATTGGATTTGTTCAAAGACGCTAAATGTTATTATGGTAGTGTTGACACAACAGAATTAAAATCACTTTACTTAGTATTACAAACATGGGTAACCCCCAAAGTCGAAAAGGAAAATTGGGACACAACCGTAGGTTCAATAACAAGGACAATAAAACACAAAATATTAGAAGTAGTCAATAAAGAAATTTTTAGAGAACATTTTATAGTAGATTTAGACTTAAGAACAAGTGGTATTAAATTAAAAAAATCTTCCTTTTTGAATTTAGAAATAAACTTTTTCACCAAAAAAAATGTAGAATTTAAGTCTGAAATAGTTACAGATGAATTAACAAAAATTATTAAAGAAGTTTATTCTTCAGCACTATTAAACTCAAGATATTTCTCAATTCAATATTCTAAAACAAAAGAAAAAATGAAAGTTTGAAGTGGTCTTATATTTATAATGAAAAAACAATCATGAAAATATTAGGACCCAAAGAAATTGGTAAAGGTATATTAATTGAATACGACGCTGGAAGTGTTTCATGGAAGGACTCTATAAATGAAAACTTCGGTAATCAGAACAAAACACAGATTGACCATTCAAAACCATTTGTGTTTTATGCAACTTTGCAAAAGTATGGTGTACCAAATAGAAATGGTAGAGTATACCCTGAAAGAATTCTTAAAAGAGAAG